TTTCACTAATCCCCCTCGACCTAGTTTAGGTATACCTGCACCTGTTAAAGGACCTATAGAACTAGTACCTATTGGTAGTGGTGTTAGGTCTGGCATATCAAAACCTTTACCACCTAAACCAGGAACCCAATCTGGCACGGTGAAACTAAATTTACCGATAGTGCTATTCCATAGGCTAGCTAATGCGTTATATATTCTTTTAAATGTGTTGATAACTGCATTTAACGCTGCGTCTACCATGCCGCCAACTATGTTAATAGGTGCCATAACAGCGTCACGTATACCGTTACCAAATGCCCTAGCTTTATCCATAGCATAGCTACCTAAACCAACGAACACGTCACCTATGGCGTTACCGATGTCTTTAGCTTTTTCTACTACAGGGTCTATTACAATTTCTTTAAATCCGTTGGCTAACTCTTTACCTATGCTCCCTAAACCTGCTAAAACCTCGCCTGCAAAGTTTAATAACGCTGGTACTAGCTTTTCAGCTAACTTACCTGCCGCTTCAACTAATTTAGGTATTAACTTAGTCGCAATAAATACGACTATAGCTTTAGTTATACCTGGTAATTTCTCCAGTAATTTACGTATTAATGGTGCTACCCATTCAATAAATTTAGACGCTAATTGACCTATTTTTTCTGCGACCATAGGCAATTTATCTAATATAAAATTACCTATAGCTTTAACCCATTTTAATAACTGCCTCAGCATCGGTTTTATACGTGGCTTAATCCAGTCCACTAGCTGCTTCCCTAATTTCAATAGTTTTTTACCTAATGCTTTACCAAACTTAGCTAACGCTCTACCAGCTACCGGTGCAAGTTTCAGTAATTGTTTACCTACACGTTTCGCTAAACCACCAAAACCCTCTGTTTTAAATATGTCTACAGCTTTACGTGCTACGCCACTAACACCGTCTACTACACGCATAACAATATCTAATACTTTTTCTGCTAATGGCGCTACAGCTACGAGCAAAACGTTTTTAAGTTTGTTAAATTTATCGCTTAGTGTTTCTGTTGCTTTAGCCTGCTCCGATACGACACCGGAACCATCGCCCATTAAACCATTAAAATCTTTTAGGTCAAAGTTTCCGCTTTTAATAGCGCTTAACATACGTTGTGCGCCTTCACTACCAAACACTTCAGTAGCTCTATTTAGCGCTGCTGTGCCGTCTTCCATGTTTTGCAGCTCGGTAACTACTTTTTCTAATTCTTCTCTACCGTTTAAACCTTCTTTAGCTGCGTTACGGAAGAAAGCGTTCAGCGCTGGTGATACTCTACGTAGGTTTACGCCGCCTTGCTCTAACATACCGAAAATGGCTTGAGTTTCTTCTAAACTAAAATTAGCGTTAGCGAATATAGGTCCAAATGTTTCCATTTGGTTTAATAGGTTTTCTATTGGTGCGCCTGTTGCCTGGCTAATGCGTGTTAAATCGCCTAAGACCTCGTTTACGTCACCGTTGGTTATACCAAATTGTGTAAATTGTGCGTCTAATGCGCCTACAGCTGTTGTTACATCAGCACCGGTTACACGTGCAAAATCTAAAAATGTTTTAGTTGATTCTTCTAATTGTGCGCCTGTATGCCCAAAAAACGTATTTACATCGGCTAACGCTGCGCCTACTACACCTGCTGTTTCGGGTACTGTTTGCATAACGGCTTTAGCGTTATTCGTTAAATCCTCTAACGCTTTACCAGTAGCTCCAGTACCTTTAGTAATGGTGTTACGCATCTCATCAAAGGTGGTACCGATTTTAGCTAAACCTGCTACTGCTGCTGCCGCTCCTATGCCTGCAAACTTAAAACCTTTAACAGCTGCACTACCGAAATTCTTAATACTTTTATTAGCTGTACCTAAGCTGCGCTGTAATGGTTTAGCGTCACCTAATATTTTTACGTTAATTATGCTGCTTTTTTTAGCCATTAAATAAGCCTTTTATCTTTTAGTATTCCTCGTACTTCTTTGTTGTACCTGTCGAATACTTCGTTACGTCTTTTGTCTAACGCTTCATATAGGAACGGCTGCGGCTGTATATTGCGCTTACGCCAGCCAAAATGAATTGGACCACTATAAGGAACCCTAGCAAAACCGGCACGTACTACGCCTTGCGTTTTTGTTCCTGCGCCACGTATCGTATCTTTAAGCCTGCCTGTACGTATCGGTACTTCGTTTTTAGCTTGTCCTGCTACTATGTCAGCTACTTTTTTATTTAACTCTTTTAGGTCGCCTAAGTCATCGCCTGCACTACGGAATGCTTTACGTAAACGTGGACCACCATCTATTTCTATACGTACTGGTGCGTCTAGCTGCATGTTATCTTTTTTTGGCATTACGGCTACGTTCTTTGTGTATCTCGTTGTATGCCAATACTAGCGCTTTCTGTAGCGTAGGGTCTGCATCTAATACTACGTCTAGCGGCTGGTTAGTCATTAACGCTATCTTAGCTACGTTGTACGCTGTTGATAGCTTATTTATTTTGGGTCGTCACCATCTAAGTTAATGTCTAATATCTCAGTATCTAACCAACCGTCAAAGGGTTTGACTATTCTGCCTGTATTCTGCGTGCTTTTCCAAGCACACCAGGCTAAATGCTCTGCGCTAGGTTCACCTGCTAATGCAGCGCTTACAGTAGTTTTAAATTCACGTTCAAACGCTATCGCTACTTTCAGCGTTAGTGGCACTGTGTACGGTTCACCGTCTATAGGTATAACGGTAAATTTTATGTCGCTTCCAAACATGGTAGCCCTTTCTGTTTAAATTATGAGGTGCTTTCCGTCACCGGTCCTGAGAACGCCCAACTCACCGAATTAGTTGCCAGTTCACCGGCTGCTACGTCCAATATGGGTATTTCAGATACGAAACATGACACGCTACGTAGTGGGTTAGTGGCAGCTGTGCTAGCACTAGTTGGTTTAAGGGTAACTGTTGTAGTCGTACCTAGTAAACCTTTAAGTGTTGCATAGACGCTAGACGCTGCGAAATCTTGATGAAATTCTATAGATATTTCACCGTCTGTAAATCCTGCTACTTCACGTGTTACTGCTGTATCACCAAAAGCTGTTGTTTCTATAGCTTCGGCTGTTTCTGACCAGCTGACGCTAGCTACATGGTTAGAAAGATCAACGGAATTCACCGTCAAAGTTACCGTTTTCCCGCTAAAAATTGCCATTGTTAATTATCCTTTTTACTTGTTGCTGGTTTTAAGTGTCCAGCGGCTACTAATGCTTCTATGTTAGTACCCTCTGGTAACTCTTTTACGGTTACCGTATCACCTTTTTTAGTGCCAGTAACGATATCTGTTTGTACTGTGTATTTCATTAGGCGTAAACCTCTGTTTCTAGTATTGCTGCTAAGTATAAACCATCAGCTACGTTAGTAGGTCCATAGCTGCTACATACTTTAACTACGGTGTCTTGCGCTTGTCCATCTAACGTGGGTTGCGCTTCTAACGCTGCTTGTGTAGCGCCTATAAAATCATCTAACGCTTCCTGGCTAGCTTCTGGTGACCAATGCTGTACAACTATAGCTATATCAAAGTTTAATTTATTACGTGTACCGTTTACTGCTGCGTGGAATTCTATAGGTATAGCGCTAGGTATAATCATGATGCAAGGCAC